CCATGTCCCCGGCGCGCCGGCGCTAACGCAGATCCACCCTAGCACGACGTATTTTGCGCCCGTCGTCCCCAGTTCGGTAGGGGCACTGTTCCTGATGAAATCACCTTGGGCGTATGCCACCACGCCGCCAGCGGCCGGCGGCGCCGTCGTCGCGTTAGTCGCGCCCGCAATCTGTCCTTCTGACGCGGCGTTGAGCTGTCGAATGATCGGGTCCATTGCGCGCTGCAAAGCGGCACCGAGTGCCGGGAGAGACGCGGGCGCGCCGATGTTCCAATTTGTGATGCGCATTAGATACTCCCCGCCGGCATGATCCGCGGCACAGCGCCGAGAATTTCGTGATTGCCGGTGAAATTGAGCGTTACCTGGGCATAGCGACAGGAGAAATCGGCCGGCAATTCGCCGTCGTACATATCGCCGAGACTTTGGACCGTCGATGCCGCGCCGAGAGCAGCCACCGCGGATGCCGAACCCGAGCATGCCGTAGGCTGCGCGGCGAACCGAGGCAGAATGCCCTGCACGTACATGTAATCGCTGTCATCTCCGAACCATCCGCTCGTGAGCGAACTGTTTTCCGAAACACCGCTCAGCGCCTGGAGTGTATGGGTCGTATCGATGATTGCGGGAAGCTCGCTCGCCTGGCTCCAGAACGAACTGTTGTAGGGAATTTGCGGGAGCGAGTCCCATGTCGAAACATTCGGCAGGCTGCCGAGCACATCCCATGTGATCTGTCCGGAAACGTACGCAACGGCCGCTTCGATCTTCGCATCGGCGCGGCCGAATTTGCCGGTTCGATAGTTCAATACGAGGCACTTGTCGGGCACCGGCTGGCCTGAACTGCTTGAACAGAAGTACCAGAAAACGAGCGAGTTTTCCTTGTCGTGATAGCTCTCGACGCGATCGCGGTTTAGCTGCGACCAGTTGGCGTATAGCCATTCCTTCACCTCGTCGCCGATCGGCGTCACGGCCGACCCGTCATATTGATACACCTGTGCGTCGCTGCCCAGGAACACATGTCCGGTTCCGATCGCGACTACTGCCTCCTGACAGGGCGTGCCGACCACTGGCGAGATCTGGCTGAAGCCCCAGATAACCGGTGTCCCCTGATAGCTGCCATAGAACATTGAGTCCTTCTTGTACGCGACGATGTTCGTTCCGAGCACGCGGCCCGCCGTGATCTTGCCGGGCGTGTCGACGATGCGGCCTTTCGCACACTGCGTGGCCTGGCTCGGCGTCCACACGGTCTGGTCATAGATCCCACTGCAGAACCAACCGTCCGGACGATGTCCATCCGTCAAATCTGTCGTATCGAATGCGAACACAAAGCCCTGCGTCACCTCGACGATCAGCGCGGCCGGCGCGCCAGCGATGGAAGCGAAATTGCCTGCGCTGATCGACTGTTGCAGCGGATCCGCACCGTTCGACGCGATCGTGGCGTTGCCCAATTGGGCATAGCGCCAGCGATTTGCCCCGCCGGAATAAGCCATCCCGGACACGTCATTCTGTGCGGAGCCGACGATCTCGTACAGCTTCGTGGCCGTTCCAGCGATCGTGCGATACGAGCCCGACAGCAACTCTGTTGAAACTGCGCCAGTCACTTCGCTGGGGAAAGGCGCGGCTCCGATGCCAGACGCCGACGGCGCGGCCTTCATCCCACGCAGCGTAGGAACCATGTTCACACAATCGAGCACTGCGCCCGGCGTCGTCGGATCGACGCTCGGCGTGAAGCCGCGGAATGGAATGGTTACAGCCATTAGCCGGCCCTCATCACAAGGGGTTGGTCTTCTGCCGTCTTGGACTCGCTATCGTCATCCACGAAATCGTCGATTGCCTGGTCGCGGCGTGCCATCCATTTTTGCTGGCTCGCCGTGTCGCGAATATAGTCGGCGGCTTCGGCAAGTGCGCCAAAGAAATAAATGTCGGGCGCATCCTCGAGCAGCCAATTGCTTTGGTTCGTGTCGGAGAGCGCCTCGATCGCCGTGTAGTACTCGACGAACAAACGCTGGCCAAGTTGCGGCACCGTCAGCCGTAGGTTGTCGCCGAGGATCTGGTAGCCAAATTCGATCTTGCACGGGTCGGACGACGGCGGAAAGAAACCGAGCGGCCGATCGTCATATTTCGCGACGATCAATCGCCCCCAATCCGCCGGCAACGCGACGAGATCCTTCGACGGGGTGATTGCGAAGCTCTCCCGCCGCGAGCGAGTCTTGATCTTGCGGTCGAAGTTCCGCTCCGCGAGCATGATGAAGTCGGGGAAAAGCGCTGTCAGATCGCCGCGCTTGAGCCATTTCCCCATCGACGTCTGCAAATCCGAATACGACTGAATGGTCATTTCTATTACGCTCCCAGCCTGTGATACACTTGTTCCTGCATTGGCGCTGCCGGACAGGAGTTGAAGGACGGTTCCCGGAGGTCGATGCAACAAGCCCGCCCACAGCGGGCTTTTTCATTTCCCGTTTGGCTTTTTGAAATCGCCCTTTGGAATGACGGAGAAAAGTTGGGGATTCTTCGAGCCTGACGTTTCAAACGTCACCGTATCGCGCACGTTGTTGCCATAACCGTCCGCCCGTGGCGTCTGGTTCACGAGATTTGGTCTGCCGAATCGGTCAACCGTGACCTGTGATGTCGGCGATAGCCCGTTTTCGATCTGCGCAAGCATGTCGTCGATCGAATAGCCGTCCGCCGACCTGCTCGCATAGTGATGCGTCCCGCGATACCAGAGATCAGCGCCAACGGCCGGTTGTCCGTTTGCTGCACGCGCTGAGTTCAACTGCGTTAGCTGCCGGTCCGTCAACGAACCAATGTCAATTGGCTTGGGCTTGCCTCCAGCCGCAATCGCCTCGAGCAATGTGCGCGCTTCGCCGAGTGCGCCAGGCTTAACAGGCCCGGCAAGCAACGGAATAAGACCGCCGACCGCATCCGCAGCGGTGCCCGGCTGATCGGACAGCATGCCGGCGTCGCGCATCTTCTGCGCGATCCATGCCGAGCCGCCGACCGGGCTACTGATCTGTGGGAACCCTTGGGGGAGAACCTGGCCGGCAGACGCGGTCAACGCATTGATCGCATCCGCAGACAGATCGACGGGCGCGCCCAGCGCATCGGCCGTGTATCCGCGTGAGGCTCCGCCCATGAGCGCGTCGAGTATTCCCATCAGTTACTCGCGCAGTTGGCATCGAAGGCCATGACTTCGCCACCGGTGAAAACGTCATACAGCGAGGCAATCTCGACGGCCTCGCGGGCGCTGCGACCGCAATGCATTGCAGCCATCGCAAAATCTCGGCCGCTGCCAATAGCATGGAATCGCTCATGAATCGGAAGGCGGATCAATGTTTCCTCGAGCCTGAACGCCTCGCCAGTCGGCGTCACGAACAGACCCGCGAAATCATCCGTTTTCGGCATCTGTGTGATCATGTGTTCAAGCCATTCTTTTACCGCGCACACCTGCCCATAGTCGCCCGATCCAGCGAAAAGCGAGCCGTCAGACAACACGAACATTTTCACGGCCTTGTACGGCATACCGCTCGACGTCGCCTGGGTGTCTGCCGCCAGCGTCTTGCCATCCCATGCGATCGTCGTCATACCTTGCCCGGCGCCACGCGGAAATAAGCCATGTCCGGATCGTTGCAGATCGCCTTGATGTGCTTCGGATCTCGGAAGAATTCCTGCCACGTGATGCCGATGCGGAAGCAATACGCCTCGATCACGATGCCGGGGATATTGGCGACGTGCCGCATGTCCTTGTCGCCAAATTGCTGCGTCGCGCGCAGCTCGGCGTTGTGATCGAGCAAACCGTCGAAGCGCGCGGTGTGCACTACGACCGTTTCGTCTTTGTCCGGGTTCGCGATGAATTCGGTCGTCGAGTGCATACCGACCCTTACAGCAGCGCTTTCGCGCGGTCGATCACAGCGATGATCTCGCTCTTGCCCATGTGCACGATGCCTTCGAGATCATCCAGCATCGTTTGCAGAATGGACTTGTGATCCGGCTCAGCGACGACGGCGGAGCCGGTGGCATCTGCGGCAGAGGTCGACGCCGGCGACTGCGCGGCCGAGACACCACCAGCAGCGTTTCCCTCGTCAGCCGTAACCAAGCCTGTCGCAGACACACCCGGGGCCGCGGCAGCCGATGCACCGTTTCCCGCGTCGACCGGCGCGAGCAGCGAGTCGGCGCTCGGATCGACCGTCGCGCCGTTGGCGATCAACCCCGGCACGCCACCACTGTCGATAACCACGATGCCGACGAGCTGCTCAGCTTCGCTCGCAAAGATGATCTTCGTATCCGGGTTGTAGTAGAGCCTTTCCATTTCGAATCTCCGTGCGTCAAATGAAAACAGCCCCTACGCGAGGGGCCGTTCCCGTTGCAATTACGACAGGTCGCGAACCTGCGCGGAACTGGCTTCGTTCCGGGCTTCGAGCGTGCCTTCCCAGGTGATCTGGAAGTTGCGCGCGTCGCCCGTCTTCGCCAGTTCTTCCTTGTCGAACGGGCGCAACGTGGCGAGAGCCCACAGGTCAGTATCGACCGCGTACGCCGCGTTGTCCGGCGTTGCTACGCCACCCATGACGCGATTCGGGATGATCGACACGTTGCCGAAGTCGCCCGCATAGACCGCAAAGGCCGAGTTGAGCACCGCGGCTTTGCCGGTTCCGGCCACCTCGACCTGACGGACTGCGTTGCCCACGAACGTCGACGTCACCTGCTTGTCGACCGGACGGACGTGCAACTGGCTGACGTTGCCGCCAGCGTTGTACGCGCCGAGCAACGCGGCTTTCAGCAACGGCTCGGCCCACGCGCGATTCGTACCCGCGACCGGCGCGGTATTCGTCGACGGAACCGGCGCGGCCGAACCTGTGCCACCGCTGAAGTTGGTCGCGATCCAGCCCTTCAGGCCACGCATCGTGCGGGCGACGGACGCAGAGCCAACAATCGAGGTGGCGTTCATGATGGTGGCCGCTTCGATGTCCTTCTTCAGCTCGACAGCCTTCTTCGCCGACAAACGGGCGATTTCCTTGGGGCCGGCCTTCTTCACTGCTTCCTGCGTGCCCGACACGCTGAACGTGTCCTGCACGATCTGGCAGCGGTTGCCGATCCGAACAGTCGGGTTCTGTGCGGTATAGGTCGCATCAGCACCTTCGACTGCTGCATTAGCTGCGTTCGGCGCGCGCAGCGCGTCGGTTTGCCACTCGTGCAGCACAGCATCAGCGCCCACCTTTTCGAGGGCCGACGTGAACGGCGTATCGGCCGGGCTGATCATGAAGACCTTGTCGATGAGGTCTTCGC